TATCCGCGTTCACTGAAATGATGGGTCAATTTCTTATGGAACTACACAAAACTTTTCCAGAAGAAAAAGGCTTGAAAAAGTGCATCTCCGCTTTTGAACTCATGAAAGATACAAACCCGAAACTCGTGGTAGATGGTTTCATGGCAAGCGTTACACCGTACGCAGATAAGATTTCGGCGAAAGACGATACGTTTTTCATAAACGAATCTAAGAATCTCGATTTCATGAAAGATATCAACTTGGAAAAACACTGGGATTCGTGTTCCGAAAACACCAAGAATGCGATTTGGCAATACGTCCAGACCCTTTACATGTTGGGTACAACTATCAAGTCTATTCCAGAAGATACACTCTCCATGATTGAGAGTGTTGCTAAGCAGTGTGCCGATAAGCTGGGCGCAGATGGTTCCGAATTAGACGAAGCCGCTCTCATGAAAACCATGCAAGGCATGTTGGGGGGTATGCTTGGAGGCAACAAAAAATAAACTCACTATATATAAATGGCTTCTTGGTTCGAAGATCCAAAACAACTCATTCGTTCGGATAAAGTTTTAGAGTTCTGGCCTTCAAATACACTCGCTCCAGAACAACGTATAAATGCGGCTTCAAGATTTATAATTTACGCAACGTGTATAATTTATATCATAAATAGAGACTTTAGAATTTTTATTTTAGGCGGTACGGCTTTAGGTGTTCTTTATGCTATGGAGAGAACGGATATGGTAAGAGAAGCACTCGCTAGACCAACTCAAAATCAATTAGGTACAACAGGACAGTGTCAACAACCCACAGTGGAGAACCCAATGGGTAATGTTCTTTTGAGTGATTTTAACGATAGACCAGATAGACCAAGTGCGTGTTACTACCCGACGGTTAAAAAGCAAACTAATGATTTAACAACGAACGGTGTTATGTACGGACCATCTCGTTCGCGTTCCTCTTTACCAGAATACCAAAGAAACTCTTTATCGAGACAGTTCGTAACCATGCCAAACACGTCTTTGGGAAATGATTCTCCTTACGAGTTTATACACGGTTCCCGAAAAGATACGTGTAGACAAGACCCCAGATTGTGTGATCCAGATGCAAGAGGTGTACAACTCGAAGCGTTCGCGGGTTTAGCACCAAACGGTGATGCGAGAATAACAGCCAGTAGATCAGTGTAATCTCAATTTTATATTTTAGATGTCTTAAAAGTAGGTACTCGATTTGCTTAAACAAAATCTTAAGTAATAGTAAATGGCGTATCAACTCCAACCAGGATTAAAAATCGTTCAAGATAAGGCTGTTCCAACCGTATGCGCAACCGAAGAAGTGTTCGCGTATCCTCAGCCCAGTACTCTTAATTACGGCTCTTCTCGTCCAAACACCATGCTCTATGGAACCGCACCTTACATGGCTGGTAAAGGTTCTCCAGCACAATTTATAGAGACGAGCGATGCTCTTCGACCACAATCGACTACACGCTTTAACAAGGTATTGGCGAAAACCTACGAAAGGAGTTTCCACCCTTTACAAAACGTCGAGTGTAAAGTTCCACTCAGAACCATGTCTTACGAACCTTCGAGTACGAGAGCCGAACTCCAAAACGGTTTGTTTCAGAAAAGATACCTCGATAAAAATGTTAGTAAGAAATAAGAATGGCTGATCCCATATCTATATTGGCTATAGCAGGTCTTGTTTATGCTGGTCGTAAACTGAGTAAACCAGAAGAAACGTACGCGATTGAAGGTAAGTCCATAGAAGAAGATGTCGTTTTAAAACCGGAATTTGATAGGGATGTTGTTATAAACGATTCGTTTCTAGGACCAGTTTCGCCGCTTGTTGAACCTACATACACGTCTAAAGAAGAAGTTGCTTCTTTTGCAGAAGTTGCTCCGCAACAGAGATCTTCGGGCGCAGAAGTACTTGCAATGAGAAATAGAATGATGTATGACGGAGGCATCATGAATAACCTTTCCCCGATAGAAAGACAAAACGTTGGTCCAGGTTTGGGTGTTTCCGCGGACGTACCCTCGGTCGGTGGTTATCAACAGCTTTTCAGAGTTAACCCAGAAAATGTGGGTGCATACCGTCTCACAACTTTACCAGGGCGAAGTGGTCCCGCTTACGATTCGAAGGGTGGTAGAAGAGGTATTGTAGGTGAAGTTGCCCAAAACAGACCAGAGAAAACGGCGTTTTTGCAAGGTCGACTTCCACCAGTACCAGGTAGAGCGCAAGGTATGAGTGGTAGAGCACCAAGAGGCGAACACGAACGTACGAAGAGAACGACGAACAGATCGGAAACCGGTTTGCGTACGGACGGTTTGTCGTATGCGAGTGCAAAGAGAACGGTTTCGGCACTCACACGTGCCCAGGAACCAACGAGAAACAAGAAGGATGGAAACACGGAACAGTACCAGTACAATAATCAACCCGCACCAGGTATTAGTAGTTTTGTTGGTGGGTATTTGAGTGCACCAGCAACTAAGATAGGTGAGAAGAGAACGTGTGATACACCATACACGGTAGAAGAACTCATGAAATATGGTTTTAGACCGGGATATAAAAGAGGTAAAGCCGATAGAGCCGGGTGTGCCGGTAGAATGAATGTACGTGCCGATCCACTTAACCAAGGTGGTATGGTTACGAGTGTTCGTTCGGATACGACTCGAATAGACGGTAGAGTGAACTCAGCGGATGGGGCTTGGACACAACAGTATAGACGAAACGATTATAACCAGTTCAACGCATACAAAGGTAACATGAATCCAAACGCGTCTCCAAATAGTTTAGACATGGCGAAACGTCAACTCATGAATAATCCATTATCACACAACCTTTCCTAATTAGTTAAACAAAT